CCGCAAGAGGAGCTCGGCATCAAAGTCCGCAAACACCCGTCTAGACATCGTCCCAATCCTCCGTCTCCGGCGACTCCGGCACTTCTTCGTACGGCACTTCCAACTTCCCTCGATAGTGCTCGTATCCGTACTCATCCCGGCAATTCCGCGTGTCCGCACCGAAGCACACGATCAGGCCCTTCTGGATTACCACCCGGTCCTCAGGGTACTCAATCCCACACCGATCACACTTCCAGTGTCTCAGTCCTACCCTCGGCCGCTTGGAAATCGGTAGGTCGTCGTACGGAGGCATCCGCAAAAATCCGTTGCCATAAGGAGGAGGAACGTCTCCGAAGAACTGTAACGCCTCTCCAATCGGGCCAAGCTTACCTTCGCTGGACATCACGATGTCGTCTAACGTTCGTCCAAGCTGGGCCTGAATCAACAACGCGCCGGCAGCCTGCACTGTAATCGGATCCAGTTGCCGTGCCAACGTGCCGAAGTTCGGCGGAGGCGGTACTTCCATCTTCAGTGCTACAGCGACTATCGACCAGGCTACTCCTACTGCCAACTGGTCTACAGTAATACTCGGACTATGTCCAACCACCAATGGTGGAAACATCCGATACTCACTAACTGCTATCCGATCTACTGCGTCTGCAATCCCATTTGGAGGAATAGTATAACTACTACCGGGCGACCAATTATTCCCAATATTATCGTTCTGCGCAAACGCCACCACCAAGGTATCCGGTAAACTAGTACTCAATGGGGCCGTGCTTACTATTACTCCACCAATCGCGCCCGCCCCCTTACCTTTTACCGTAACATCTAACTGGGCAGGTCTAAGACTGGAGAACTCTAACACAACGATACATCGGTACTGTCCCGACAGAAGTGCCGCAGTTACTACATTAGCTGGATGCGCAAGAATTCCAGTAGCCAGCCACAACTCGAGATCCGATCCCGACGAACTATCCGAACTATTCACACGCGTAAAAACATTCCCGGCTGTATCGGTCACACCAGTCACGGAGTTTACCGCTAGCGATACGCGCACTCCTACAACTAGTGTGTTCCCGGCTGTTGTTGCAGTAGGTCCAGACGACACACTTGTTGCAGCAGCCGATCCATATCCTTGCGACAACTGGATGAAGGTCCACGACGACACTACTGCCGGCGGTGGAACTACAACCATTGTCCGATTCACGGTTTGAGCGTACAGGTCCCACCGTGTCGATGGATCGGACAACTGCCACACTTCGTCCGCTTCTAGCCCTCTATTCCACAACCTACAGTCAGTGATCCATCCATCCCATCCCCGATCAAACGATATATAGTCCATTCCAATAGCCATCGTGCCGCTAGTAGAATCGGACAAATCGGTTCCTGCCGCATTCGTAGCAACTTGCCTCCCGTCTACGTACAGGTAGTGAACGCCATTAGCACGCACTCCAACTAAGTCGTGCCATTCCCGAGTCGTTACATTCACGTTACTAGTAACTGTGTTGGAGCCGTCCGCTGAGAACCCCCACGCTCCGTTATACTGCCGCAGTAGAAACGCAGTGTTAGCGCCGTTCGTACCATCTCCGTTAAGGATCCCGTTGATCCAACCCGAAGCAAAACTAAACGCCCACACTCTTGCAGCGACAGTTAGGTCTCCTAACGCTTTATAACCAAGCGGCTTCGGAGCGAAAACCGCCTGGTTAGGTGCTGCAAGTTGGATCGCGGATCCATTATCAGGAACCGGACTGAGGGTTCCACCGTTCTGAAACACGCCGCTGCCCGCATTGCTCAACGACATGTCCTGGAACGCTGCGCCGATCTGAAGCGGCATCCACCAGATCAGGCCTCTAGACTGAGGACTATTCCTGTTTAACCCGGTGAAGGTGGCTGGCCTTAGACCTTTAATGGTCCGGCCTGGGAACAGAAACGGCATGCTACGTAACAGTACCGAACAGCGGCACCGCCGTCAACTGGTGGTTTGCAGGAGTACTGTCCAGGTTGGTTGCAGTGTTGTGGGTCACAAACAACCCATGTCGCATCGGAACCTGCCCACCGAACACTCCTGCAAGTGACTGTGGCGAAATCCCGTAGGTCCGCGCACCGGCAACGTCCGGCTGGATCAACGTGACGAGAGGCCGCATCGCGGAGTTTCGTCCGTGAGTGGTCTGGAACGTCAACGCAGCGTCTCCCGTGCCCGCGATCGGTGGTGGAAACAGTGGAGTATCCTTATAACTACCGAACACCCATAAATCCACCTGAGTGTTGGCGCTGGGAGTTCCACCGATGGTGATCTTCCCACCGATCAAGTAATCCAGGTACTTGTTCACGGTGTTATCCATCACACTCGACTCCCGGCCCGCAGCTCGGACAGAACTAGATGGCAACCCCGCAAGAGTGATCACATAGTCCGCCCCAGCCACGTACGCCAGCTTCATGTCCGCGTTGTCTCCATAGCCGTAGCCAGGAGGCGCGAAGAACGGACTATCCGACCAAAACTCCCTCAACCTCCTTCGCCACCCTCCCGTGTACAGAGGCCGGGGTCGGGAGAATTCGATGAAGTGTCCCGTGTGTTTACTAGTCCACTCCACCATGGCTTGGCTTAGATGAGGCACCTGTACCCGATACACGTGTTTCACCCGACAGTGGTGGCAGACTGCGATGACCTGGATCTCAGGTGTTTCGGTTTTGAGGTTCATTAGCCGTTCCCCGAATTAAGCGTGAATGCCGTTACAGTGAAGCTCTGTCCGGCTGCGAAGGTCGGATTGTCTACAGTCATATCGCCGCCGCCGTCGGTTACAGTAACGGTCCCTTGCATGTGACATGCCGTACCCGCAGCGTTGTACACCCGAAAGTGCTCCGCAATCCCGGCGGCATCTGCTGCGTTATCTACCCACGTACCGCTCTTATCCTTACTTCCACCGACCGCATCGAGCATCCAATCACTTGGCAACACCAACGTTGCAAGTACCGTTCCTGTGTCCGGAGCGCCACACGCAGCTGGAGGAGGGCCTGTCCGAATCCGCATTATCGCAGACGCCGCGATCGCCCCCTCAATCGAATCGAGCATCGCATTACGGACCGCTACTGAAAGCTGCATGATCTTCTCCTACACGAGTCCGAACACGAAATCGCCCGGTGCAAACCGCGGCCCTGGCTGTCCCGACACCAAGCCGCGTGGAGTTAGCAATCTGCCGAAGTATAACATGTTTCCTCCGGCTGCCGCATCGAAAATGCCCCAATGCGTTACCGTTTGATTACTACCTGGTGAAGGAAACACCACGGCCTCGTTCAACGACACCTTCTGTGTGATTCCAGCGGACAACTCGCCCACCGCTCCCTGAGTACTAAGGAAAGAGGTGAGGCTAGGAACCAGCAACACCCTCGCGTACCCACTATACGTCGCTTCAGGCCCAATTGCCGCCGGTAAGGGGTCACCTGTGAATAGCGCCCAGAACTGCTCCGTTGGAATGGTCCAAGGTTGCCCCCGAAATAGGCTATCCAGCAACGCGTTCGCTGCGTAGTGGGAGAAGACCATTAGTGCCTCCGCCGCCGCCGACCCATGCTCAGCGAACCGCGCATGTACACGTCTCCCGTTCCCGTACCAGAGGGTACCAACTGGGTTGACCGATGCTTCGCGATATCCGCCAGAGTGAGCACTTTCGGGTAGATCGCAATATCCGCCAAGTCACCGTTCCACCACTGATGTGTCGCCCCTGTATAATCGTCGTGGCCGCCCAACGTAGCCGTCCCACCCACAGCGTCCGCGAGAATCGTTAAGGGCGCTAGAACTCGTTCCAGTCTGCCATCCACGTACACGTAGACACTGGGGGGAGACGCGATCTGCGCCAGCGAATCAAACACAACTACTACATGGTGCCACAATCCATCCGTAAGGATTGTGCTGCCGAAACCGAAGTCGTTCGCACCATGCGCGCCAAAAGCCCTCCTCAGATTGCCCTCTAACAGGCCGCAGTACAAGCCGTCGGGGATCCCACCAGGAAGGTTGGTTCGGTTAGAGAAGAACAGCTGCTGAGCCGTCCAGCCATCGTTCGGAGACCTGATCCACGCCTCCGCAGTTGTCACCCGCGGAACTGTAAACACTCCACACTCGATATAGTCCGTACCCCGCGACCCAACAAACCTCGCCGCAGTTCTCCCCGCTGTGGGCCCTGGCGCACCAAGTACTGTCCCGCCCTTCAACGTGCCAGGAGGGCCTGCCAAGCTCCGCGCCGTCAGACTGCCCACAGCGTCGTCCAGGGGCCAATACGCCACCGCTCCATCGGCGAGGACTATGTCCTGGTACGTCAGAGTCGCTACTACTGGTACCGGGGACACAACAATCGTGTTGGTCACTCGACTGGTACCAATACCCGTCCCACTCCACACAGGCGCCACTGGCGCGGCAGTAGCCTGCTGTAGATAGGCCAACGACCCACCCACATTGCTGCTCCCGCTAATCGGAACATCCACCAAGGTCAGCCCACTGCTGATCCCGTCACACGTCCCGCCGGACATGTTTATCGCAGCCAGCACCAACGAACCGTTCGTAGCGGGAGTCACCGATCCAGCCGCCTCCGTGAGGGCCTGCTTGATCGCGGCGATAGGGTTCCCACTCGCAGCCACTCCACTCAACAGCGCTACCCCGATACAGGGACTACCTCCGGTGTGGCTAAAGGTGTGACCGGGACCCTTCTGCACCAACCGGGCCCAAAACAGCCGACCGTGGTGCAACGCAGACTCGATGTCCGGAAGAGCCGTCCACGTGTTGGTGTACCCACCACCTTCGACAATCCCCGTCACTGTTGAGTTGTAACTGCCAGCCTGCACCACTGCAAAATCGGCAGTACTGGAGTTCAACGCGGCGCTGAGACCGCTGTTGTTGGTATCGCCCGCTACGAAGGTGACGGGCATTAGCCGATCCGTGCTACCACGGTCCAGTTCCCGCCGGGCACCGCGGTCAACTTCAGCCCGCCGTACCACTTCGGCACGTTGAGGAACTCAACATTCTCGTTCACCGCCTCCACGTAGTGATCGGCGATAATGCTGTTATCGTTGTCGGTCACAGTCAGGCGGTCGCCAGGCACCATACTGGTCCCGACGAGGGCCAGGCCCAGCAGCTTTAGCGGTTGCGCCACAACATCGTTCAGCGCAGTGAGTACGAAACTTCGGCTTTTCGTTGTAACAGCCACGATTCTGTCCTTTCAAACACTTCTTCCGGCGACACCCACGGAAGTGGAATATACGTGCCGTTCTTCAACAACTCCGGATTCACCCAACTCGTACTTAACAGGGCCTCGTGCTCAGGCCACAACATCGCCACGGGGCATCCGCACAGATGCGCCGCCACATGGCCCAGCCCGCTGCTAAAGCCGATGTACCCGGCGAGGGCCCGCATCACCTCGACCGCACCACCAAAGGTGGTTGTGCCGACGGGAGGGATGCCCCTTGCGTCCACCTGAAACCGCAGTCCGCTCGCCGTGTCGAACACGGCCGAGGTAATGTCGTCCCACGAACCGCCCAGGAGCACGAACTTCGCCCGTGGCAGGAGGGCTTGCACCAGCTGCAAATACCTGGTCCACCCCTCTGCGTCCCACGTATGCCACGCCGCTGCTCCCCGGTACGACGCACAGGACACACCTAACAGGATGTCACTTGGGTCCGCGCCATACAGGACTCGTACCGCTTCTTGGTGATGCTTCACGGTGGTTTCGATGGGATAGCTGTAGGTAGTGGGCAGGTCAGGCAGCCAGCTCGCTAGAGGCAACCCAGCCTCCAGGTGTGGATTACATGCGAGCTGCGCAATCTGACCCGGCCCAAAGTTGCCAGTCACAGCGGCCCACGTGTCCAAGCCGTGCCACTTCTGAAACTCTCGAATCTGGCTATAATCAAAGCCGGACCAACCGAACACTTCGATTTGCGGATGCAGCTCGGCAAACTGATGCAACCGGCGAGGCGCTCCATCCAATGCAAACACCGCAAACCGTTCCCGCACATTGTGGAACTTCGTCCAGGCCCATTGAAACTCTCCGATGCCGCTCGGCAGCAGGACACATCTGAGGTGGGCCCAAGTCTTCGGGTCCTCCGTTGCCAGCTGTACCACTTTCATTCGGCCACTCGCTGGAGTAGCGCTAGGCCGCAATCTCCGGTGAAGTTCATCACGTTCCACTTCCGCTGATTCACCTCTTGCACTACCTGCATTACCTGCGGATCCCCCGTATCGTGCATCGCCACGATTCCGCCAGCTACCACCTGCGGACTCCACGTCTGCCAATCCGCCTTACAGCCTTCGTAGCGGTGATCCCCATCGATGAAGAGGAACTCCACCTGTCCCGCTGGCTTCCACCGCCCACTATCCGCCACGGCTAGCCGCACGTACCCTTCGAGCTGGTGCACCTTGATCCGCGCTTCTGCTCGTTCAATTGCTGCGGGGTCCACGTCTATGCTCAGCAGCCGGCCCTCGTTCTTCTTCGCCGCCTGTCCTAGCACACACGTGGTTACACCGTTCATAACCCCGAGCTCCACTAGTGATTTCCACCCATTCGTCCGTACCAGTCCATACAACACCGTCATCCACAGCCGGGTGCTGTTCCGATCGGTGTCCGAAAACAGGGGGAACAGGTTGTAGTCTTCAGGATCCCCAGCCCCAACTTCTGAAAACATCGCCTGTTCCCCCTTCCCCGCCCGCTAGGTCTGTGTCCCGACAACGGCGCCGGATGTGTCAGGGTTGAACGCCGCAGCCTCGACATCCACTGCGTCGGCAACCCGGAGCTTTCCGTTCGTGTCGATCCACATAGCCCTGTCGAACCCATCACTGCCCCGGAGAAAGATTCCCGACAGCCCACTGTTGGATCCCGGATCGCCGGGACCCAACCGTGTGAAGCCGATCCGTCCGGTTGTTACTACGGAGTCAGGCATGTTAGCCTCCGCTGCTTCCGTACACCCCGCGCCACTCGGAGAAGCCCTGGATGTACCGTGCGAAGATCTTGAACAACGCGTCGCCCGACAGGAAGTCATCCGCGCTGGCCGTTTCCGGCCGGGTCCGCCAGATGAACTTCATGTCGTGGCCTCCCATCCTGCCGCCGCCCTTCCGTCGCGGGCTGGTCAGCAAGAACCAGCTGTCCGCATCCGTGAGGTACCGGCAGGCCAGATAGCCGTTGTCCGAGATCTCACCCTTCAACGGGTTGATTTCGTTGTTCGCCGAGTACGGTTTGTACTCACTCTGCAGGACCTCCTTGGCGGCCCACTTGAAGGTGGGATCGATCACGAGGAGGCTGGGCGACATGATCACGGGCTTTCCGCGATCGTCTTTCAGCGTGTTGAAGTGGTCCAGGCCGGCCTGATAGCTGGTGAAGCCGAAGTCCACATCCGTGCTCGGTTTGTTCGCAATCGTCGGTCCGCCGTCGAGCCGCGTGTGGGACACGTGGCAGAGGGAAAGGCCGTCGAAGCCGACGAAGCTTGCGTTGAACGCGTTGTTCAACACGCTCCACGCATCGACTTCGATCTTGTACGCCGAGGCGCGGCCAAGCTCCGCCGACATATCCTGCATGATGTCATACAGGTCGTCGTCCCACATTTCGCGGGTAATCCGGAACCCCAGGCCGAAGCTGGCGTTCGTGTACCGCACAGCGGTGCCGATCAATGGATCGTCGAACGTTGTGTTGGTGCCTTCGAGCTTGGGCACCATGCTGCCCAGCCCTGACATCTTGATGTCTTCCTCGTACGCTCGGACGCTGTTCCTCGTCCCGAAGACCGGAATCCACTGGGGGCGCTGTGCATCGATTTCGTTGAACATCACCTCCATGAGCCCGGGGGCGAGGAGTGCCGAGAATCCACCTGTTGTTGCTGGCATGATCTCCTCCCCTTATGAAGTGCGAGAGCCCTGGAAGTACGTCGGGTCGAACTGGAAGTAGACCTGCGCAAGGGTATCCCCTACGCCTGCCGGCAGTCCGTCCTGAGCACCCCTCCAGAATCCCCAGATGACAACCCGTTTGTTGGTGACGTCCGTGCTATCAACGTACCACTTCCCGGTTGCCCCATGCTTCGCGAGGCCGTACATCTTTCCTACGTCCGTCGCTGCAAGCGTCGTGGTCCCGCTGCCGTTGTCCAGGCTGCCCTGGAACAAGGTGCTCGGGTGTGCCAGGTACACCGACTGGCGTTTCACGCCAACCGTTGCACCATTCTGCCCGTCCCGACTCGCCACACCCAGGATCAGTCCGGGGTCCGCCCCGGCTTCCTGAAGGTAGCCCGCAAGGAGCGTAACGATCGCCCCCTGCTTGAACGTCTGAGACGCAGCTTCTGCGAAGTCTTCCTGAGCGATGCTGTACCCGGTCAGGGACTTCGCCGGCACGATTGCGATTCGTGGCTGTGCTGCCATGAAGTGCCTCGTGTTCGGTTAGAAGTTAGGATCCGGCGAAGTGCGAAAGGCGAGGCCCTTGGTTTTTTGGCCCAGCTTCCGCATTGCCGCTTCGGCGTTGTCGTTGGTTTGAGCAACGCCAGTTTCGAGACTGTCCCTGTGCTGCGCTTGCAGCGTTCTCCGCCGGGCATCGATTGTTTCCTCGAAGTGCTTCCGGTTGATCTTGCATAGCACCAGGTCGGTGCCGCGCCTGCGGGTCACTTGCCCGCTGGCAATAGGTGCTCCCGTCAGGCTCGGTAGTTCTGGCGCGTCGTCCATCACTACTTCATACCCTTGGGCTTTCCGCATCAGCATCGCACGTTCGTCTGTGTTACACCAGCGGTACACGAAATTTGGGTCCTTGTCCGGGACCGTGAATGGATCATACATTGCTATCGAAGACCGTCCTTCTGCGTCCGCCAGGCGTCCCATTCAGCTGACCCTGCGACATCGCGTTAATGGTTTCCTGCGTCACTCCCTCAGCCTCCAGCTTCACCAGGTAGGCCTCGGTGCTCATTCCCATCCCCGCCGCCATCTGCGCAAGCTTCGGCGTGGCGGTGAGCCTGGGCTGCTTTACCGCCGCCGGTGGAGTGCTGCGGGCACCCGGCGTCGCCTTCGCACTTGGCGGCGGCACAGCCTGCGGCTTCCTCACGGGCGCCGCCGGTGGAGCCACTGGGGGCACTTCGACGGGGGCTGCCGGAGCCTCCTCAGTCGCTGGCTCCTCCTCCTCCGGCACTTCCAGTGGGGGCTGACCGAGGAGCTGTCTCGCTACTGCAGGGTCCTGACTCTTCAGGAACAAATACGCCTGCTTGTGGTACCCGCGCTGCGTGC